AGTGGTGACACCACCCTAACGATTGGTGGCTCTGAGATTTTAGGCGTTGTACGGAATGACGGAACAATTGATCAGCCGTGCAGAAGGATACCGTTAACTTTAAGCGGGAGAGCCCAGGATAGTGAAGAAATGGTATATGGGACTGTAACAGATCCAGTCTGGTGGATTACCAGCAATGCTTTGAATATGTTCCCTACTCCGACTGACGCACAGAATGGCCTCATTCAGACGCTTGCATATCCAGCTGTTGCATTCGGCGATAGTTCTATAACAAAGTTTCCAGATGAAGCGGAATACCTAGTTCCTATATATGCGTCTATTAAGGCTATTCAGAACGCATTAGGCGCTAAAGCTGGGGATTCTGATATCACCACAGCATTAGGTGCGATAACTACAACACTTAATGAGGTAGATAACATAGTGGATGTAGCCAAGGGAAAGATAACTGATTTTTATACTTCTATTGGCGACATTGACGATACGACAGAATTGTGGGATAATACGAATAAAAGATTCACAGTTGTTAGAGATGCATTAGTTTATGCTGGAGACTTAATAGATGGGAATAAACCTGATGCAGCCTATGATGCAGCACAGAATTTATTAGATGTAAACGCAGCTTTTGATGGGATGCAGGCTCATTTAGCTGATGGAGAAACTGTTCTTGGGGCAAACCCAGCAAGTGGTCTTATATTTGACGCATTAGGTGCAATAACTACTAACGCTGGTAGTTCTGTAACTGCTTTAAGCAATATGGCAACAGAAATGGGACTTGCAAATGCAGAAGTAGATGGTGTAACAACAACCATAGCACAGGCTCTGGCATTAACTGATTCTGGTAGTACCGATATGAAAACTGCCTTAACTGCAATGCAAACAGCTAATGCTAAGTTTCGAGCTGATGGTGGTGACCCTGCATTATTTGGAGATGAGTCTACTTATGATACTGCAGATTCAGCAATGACAAATGTTAAGACTTATGTAGATAGAGCTATTAGCTATATAAATGGTGATTTCCCCGCTGCTACCCACGATTTACTTTTAAATTTAGCTGATGTAGATGCACAGCTTACTAACGAAGATATTGAACTTGCAGGTGCAAGAATGAAACAAGCACAAACAACAATGAATGCTGTGCAGACCGACCTTCAAATAGCTCAAACATATATAACAGAATGGAATACAATGGTTCAAACCTTAGTGCAGGAGGTGAACGCATTTGCTTCCGAAGCCAGCGCTAGGTATGGATGGATAAATGCTAAAGCTGTTGCGTGGCAAGGAAAATTGTCAGCAGCACAAGGCTATATGGCTACAGCGGGTGGTTATGCAAGTCAGGCTAGTGGATTTAATTCAGCTGTACAGGCTTATGCTGGTGAGGTTCAGGCTAGATTATCTTATGCTGACGCATATCAAAGAGCATCGGCTGCAAGGAGTGCAGAAGGTGGCGCTCGTATTAATCAACTAAGCGCAACGGTTAGTGTTGCTTCCCAGGAATTAGCTAGGGCAAATATAGCCATTGCTGAAATTAATACGATTATGTCTTCATACAGATTAGAATTAGAAGGCGTAGGTCCATACCTACAAGCAGCGTCTGGTTATATATCTCAAGCGCAAGGATATTCTACTGAAATTCAGTCAAGACTGTCTGTGTTAACAACAGAATATACTTGGTTAGAAAAGCAGCAGGCAAAACTTCAGGCTGATTATGACAAAGGTCTGCAAATGATAGCGGGGGCTTAATAATGCCGTTTACTGAAGTATCATTAACAGAAGAAACAGCTTTTACTGAAGTTGCGCTAACAGAAGAAACGAATTGGGGTCCATTGGGATCTATCTGGGAAGACGGTGCTGAACTATTAGGGTCTTGGGACACTATAGTTGCGTATAACTGGGAGGATATGGAATAATTATGGCTGTAAGAAGATTAACTATAAAAAACATTATTAGCAGAGTGAGACAGGCTTTCCCTCAAGCATCTGAAACTTATTTAATAAATTTGATTAACGATGCCCTTTTGGAGGCTGGTATGTATAGGACTAAAGTTGAATATGCTAAGGCAACTACGGTAGCCGATCAGATGTGGTATGATTTATCCGATACTGGGTCTTCTATAGATATTAACAAGGTTTTCAGGGTGGACTTTATGGATTCCGCTGGAGATTATATAAAGGTACCAAGACTAATTGATAACGAAATACTTAAAATGGATGTAACATAATGGCAAGCAATCATAGTCACCCAGAATCCGATATTGCTTGGTTCATCGTAGGTGATAAACTTGCATTAGTGACCACCAAGGGCACAGACTCAAGTAGTGTTCATTCTAAATCTGGAGACTGGAAAGGAATTGATGAAGCTGTAACAAACGGAATTTTAATCCATTATTATGCAGAGCCGAATGCTCTATCTACTACAGCAAGTACAAGATTAACCGTATATCCAGACTTGGACAATTCGATGCACGCCAGTCTAATAGAATATGTGAAGGCAAAACTTTATATAGATAAAGCAGGGACTTCAAATGATCCAAATGTAGCAGCCACGGCAATGAATATGTCAATGGTCCACGAAAAGAAATGGCAGGACAGTATGGTTAAATTTGGGTCTAGACGCCGTGATAAGATTGGTGGAACAAGAGTTGTGAAAACATTTGATTTGAGGTAATTAATATGGCTACATTAACTGGACAGACAATTGCAGGCACCTATAAGGACCTGCTTCAAGTATCAAACTCAAATAGTGGGATAGATTCTACACTAAGGGTTGTCTCTGATGGTGAGGCTACTGATACTGTATTATACCTAAGTTCAGTCGCAGCACAAATTACTAGCGACGCTAAATTATATTTTAGGGATACTGGATTATATATAGCCTCTAATGCTGACGGTGATTTAGATATAGTATCCGATGGTACGGCGATTGATTCCATCAATGTAGAATCTGCTGGGGGAATTACCTTAGATGCTGGAACAGCAAGTAGCGGAGTTGCCTATGAAGACGACGGAGATGAAATGCTTCGTATATTCAACTCTTCCAGCGATGTTATTTTTCAGATAAAAAATGATGCCAAAGATTTAGTCATACAACAGTATGACGGATATGAAGTTGTAAGATTTTCAGACACAAGAGGGAAGATGTTCCTTTATGACGAAGGTGGAGAATACCTTCAGTCAGATGCTACAGATTTAACCATTGCAAGTGGCAATGATATTAATCTTACAGCCACTACCGATATTAATATACCATCAGATGTAGGACTCACATTTGGTCATGCGTCAAATCAGAAAATTGAAGGGGATGGAACAGATCTCGCCATTGACGCTACTGGAAACATCAATATTACCTCTACTGTCAATGAAGCTGGTTCAATTTATGTTCGTGCCAATGCTGGAACATCTGAGACAGTAAAAATACACTCAGACCAGGGAACATCTGTCACAGAGGGAGCAGAGTCGGTCACTATTCTTTCTGACGCTGGCGGAATTGGTATCCGATCTACAGCTAACTTGGCTAACGCCGTTAATGTTACTGTAGACGGGGGCACATCTGGAACAATACAAATTTTTAATGATCAGGGAACGAGCGTTACGGAAGGAGCCTCCTCAATTGAACTTCTATCTGATGCTGGTGGTGTTGAATTAAAATCAACAGCAAACTTAGCAAAGGCAATTAAACTTATTGCAGATGGCGGCACAAGCGAAACAATTTACATACAATCAGATCAAGGTACGGGCGCAGACTCAATAGAGCTCACATCAGACGCTGGAGGCGTAACCATATCAGCGGGGAACACAAGCCACGGAGTCAAGGTTGGTACTGTCAGCGGGGCACCTATTTCCATTGGACATGGGACTTCGGAAACTACTGTAAACGACAACCTTACTGTCACAGGTGACCTTACTGTGTCAGGGACCACAACGACAGTTTCCTCTAGCACATTAACAATTGGCGACAGTTTAATCAAATTAGCCCAAGGGTATACTGGAAGTGCATACGATCAAGGCATTGTATTTACCAGGGGAGATGGATCAAACAGTAACACCCAGAATGTGGCATTCATATGGGATGAGTCTGCTGACACATTTGCTACAATAAAAGCCGCTACAGAAGCAGGAACAACTACTGGGAATGTAACTGTAACTGATTATGTTAATTTTAGGGCTGGTGCGATTACAGCTGATGATGCGTCAACCTTTACTGGTGGAATAACAGTTGGATCTGATGGCGCTGGCGCAGATGTTACATTCCATTCAGCAACTTCAAGCGATAATTTCCTTTGGGATGCATCTGAAGAATCTCTAACCATAACAGGTACAAACGGGCAAACCGCACTTAGTGTTGCTGATGGAAATCTTGTAGTTACCGACACTTTAGATGTTAATGGCACTGTTGATTTTGATGTTTCAGATTTTGATGTGGCTTCATCTGGAGACATTGATCTTGTATCAACATCCAATGCTGCGGGTGCGATTACAATAAAAACTAATGCAGGTACTTCAGAAACAATAAAAATTCACGCAGATCAAGGCACCAGCGTAACAGAGGGTGCCGAATCTGTTACAATCCTCTCAGATGCTGGAGGCGTAGGGATACGCTCGACAGCCAATTTAGTTAATGCAGTAAATATCACTGTTGATGGCGGAACTACATCCACACTCACATTATTTAACGATCAAGGTACCAGCGTAACCGAGGGAGCTGCTTCAGTACAGCTTCTTACTGACGCTGGCGGAATAGGCATAAAATCTACCGCCAACCTTGCCAGTGCAATACTCTTAACGGCTGACGGCGGAACCTCAGAAACAATTAAGGTTCACTCAGATCAAGGTACAGGTGCGACCTCGATAGAATTAGTATCTGATGCTGGCGGTATTACAGTATCCGCAGGGAATACAAGCCATGGAGTTAAACTTGGTACGGTCAGCGGTGCACCCATAACTATTGGTCATACCACATCAGAAACCACAGTTGCTGACAATCTTACCGTAACGGGAACGGTTACTGTAGGTAGTGATGGAAGCGGTAGCGATGTAATCTTTTATTCTGGAACTTCAGGCGATAACCTGACATGGGACGCCTCTGAGGAAGTTCTTAATATTACAGGGACCAATGCTCAGACAGCTCTTGATGTGCTTGACGGCGATTTGAGAGTTGTAGATAAGATATATTTATACGATAGAGGCGGTGAATACCTTTCTTCTTCAGGATCGGCACTAACAATTGCTTCTGGAAGCGGCGTATGGGAACTACCTGCAGCCGATGGATCTTCTAACCAAGTTTTAAAGACAGATGGATCAGGAAATTTAGACTGGACATCCCCAGGCTCTGTAGGCGGTATTGACGATCAAAGTTCATCAAACGACGATCAGCTCACAATCACCGACAGTGCGATTATTATAAATGAAGATTCAGACGATCTCGATTTCAGAGTAGAATCAAATGGCAATGCCAATATGTTTTTTGTTGATGGTGGTGCTAATCTAATTGGGATTAATACAAGCAGTCCTTCAGTTGGGGCGACATTAGGACTTGATATAGAAAGCACAACAGCAAGTAGTGCAACTGAAGGTGCGGCTCTTAGACTTAGTTCTAATGATGGAGCTGTAATGGCATCAGGGCATAGACTTGGCGTACTTGAGTTTGCTGGAGCTGAAGATACCTCATCAACTATGACTGTTGGTGCAAGAATTGAAGTTCTTACAGACGCTGCTTGGTCAGCTTCTGAAAATGGTGCTGATATGGTATTCTATACTAC